CCACCGCGCAGCCTGCCGTTTGCCGAGCAGATCGAGTNTTCTTTCGGCGGAAGAAAGACGTACTCACCGAGAGCTATCTCGACGTGTGGGAAAGCGAACACGACACCGCCTTTATGGTCGCCGGCGCCAACCGTGCCGACCTGCTAGCGGACTTCCGTGCAGCGATCGAAAAGGTGCAAAGCCAGGGCACGACCCTGGCGCAATTCCGCGCCGACTTCGACCGCATCGTGGCCACCTACGGCTGGGACTACAACGGCGGCCGCAATTGGCGCTCGCGCGTCATCTACGAAACCAACCTGCGGCAGAGCTACAACGCGGGCCGCTGGGCCCAGCTGATGCAATTGAGCAAGGTGCGGCCGTATTGGCAGTATCAGCACAGCGACGCAGTGGAGCATCCGCGGCCGCTGCATTTGGCGTGGAATGGCTTGGTGCTGCGATTCGACCATCCGTGGTGGCGCACGCACTTTCCCGCAAACGGCTGGGGCTGCCAGTGCTATGTGCAGCGCTCAACGAGCGCGATCTCAACGCCTGGGCAAGAGTGGCCCTGACCAAGCGCCGGCGGTGGAAATGCAGGCAGTCCTGGTCGGCCAGCGCAGCCAGGAGGCTCGCGCGAGGTGCTCACGCCGGCGGGCGTGGATCCCGGCTTCGGCTATCCACCTGGCGCGAGCGCCGACACGTGGCCATCGCGCCGCGGCGGCCCGGTCACGCCACCATCGCTTACAGGACAAGTGACTGAAGCACTGCAGTTCGTGCTGGACAAATCCACGCGTCTGCCCGCGCCTGCAGCAGCTGAGACGGCTGCCGCAGCACTTGCCCCGACCACGTGCGCGCGATGCATTGCAGGCCGGTTACGGCCGCTGGCTGGACGACATCGCGGCCGAGCAAAGTCATCCCACGCGTTACCTGGTCGGCGCGCTGCAGCCGGGCCTGCTGCCGGCATTGACGCAAGCCGGTGCGCGTGTCGGTACCGCCGCGGTGCAGGCGTTGGCCGACCAGCTACCAGCGTCACTGCCAGCAGCGATGTCCACCTCTGCCGCACAGATCCCTGCAGCGATGCTCGAGCCGCTGGCTGTCTTGCTCGACATCGCCAGCGGGCGCCTGCGCTACGTGCTGCCAGGCACACGCGCAGAGCGTGTCGTAGTCGAGGTGACGCTGGCCGCCGATGGGCCGCACAGCCTGGATGCTGCGGCAGTGGTGCCAACTGCGGAACTGCAGCGCGGGATCGACGCGGGAACACTGCAACTTCTGACAGGAGCTATCTGATGGCGCGGGTCGAGTTCACCGCCAACACCGCGCGCCCTGCGATCGCGGAAGCGATGCGCAAACTTGAGGGTGAGACGCGGCAGTTGATGCTCAAGGATTGGGGCGAGTACTTGCTGCGCTCCACACGCGATCGCGCCAAGCTCGAGCAGGATCCGGACGGTCGTAAATGGCGAGCGCTGGAGCCGAGCTACAAGCGGTACAAGGACCGCAAGCGCCCTGGTGTGCCAATCCTCAAGTTCGACTTCCACATGCTCGGCGACATGCTGTCGTGGCAGACCGATGGCGATGACGTGTTGCTGGTGGGCACGAATGCACCCTATGGCGCGATCCATCAATTCGGCGGCACGATTCGCCGAGCCGCGCGTTCCACACATGCCTACTTTCACCGTGGCCGTGATGGCGAGGTTGGAAATCGTTTCGTCCCAAAGAATCGCAGCAACTTCGCTCAGCGCGTGACTGTTCCAGAGTACAAAATCACGATACATCCGCGGCCGTGGTTGGGCGTCAGCGTCGCGGACGAGCGGGAGCTGCTAGACATCGCACAGGATCACCTCAAGGCAGCGTTCGAAGAGTAGTTGCATGTGTGGCGCCAGGAGCGCCACCGTAGGTCGCGCCGCCGCACTCGGACGTCCCCTAGGGACTAAAAATGTCTGACAGCGCTCTACGGGCCACGTGCGCGCGATACGCTACGTGGCGAGCGATGCACAGTCAGCGATACGTGGTCGCGCCCGAGAAAACATAGCAACTCGTTTCAAAGACGCACGGCGGCGCAGACGGAAAACTGGCGCCATGAACAAGCCCGCCGCTGCACTGCAGATCTTCAAAGCCGGCACCCATGTTGCCGAAGACGGCCGCAAGCTGACTTTCAGCGAAGCAGACGTGCAGCAGATTGCCGACAGCTACGATCCGGATCTGCATGAAGCGCCGATCGTCGTCGGCCACCCCAATACCGATCTTCCCGCCTACGGTTGGGGCAAGGCACTGTCGGCACAGAACGGCTTGCTGTTCGCAGAGCCGCATCAGGTCGATACAGACTTCGCTGGCATGGTCAACGCTGGCCGCTTCAAGAAGATCAGCGCAAGCATCTTCATGCCCGACTCGCCAGGCAACCCGACACCCGGCAAGTACTACCTGCGCCACATCGGCTTCCTCGGCGCGCAGCCGCCGGCAGTGAAAGGCCTGAAGTCGGCCGCATTTGCCGATGGCGCAGACGCCGTCAGCTTCGCGATGCCGCTGCGTGCAGTGGGTTGGCCGCTGATCGACCTGTTGCAGCGTATGCGCGATTACTTCATCGACAAAGAAGGCCTGGAACAGGCCGACCAAATCATCCCGCAGTGGCAGATCCGTTCTATCGACGATGCCACGCGCGACGACGACGACGCTGGCAAGGCGTCCCTCTCCTACGCGGCGCCTACCCATGCCCACATCACCCCGGAGTCCGAAATGTCCGAAGCAACCCAAGCCGCCCAGTTCGCCGAGCGGGAGCAAGCACTCAGTCAACAGGCTTCCACCCTGGACGCGCGCGAGAAAACCATCGCCGCCCGCGAAGCCACTGCCCGCCGCGAAGATGTTGCCGCATTCGCGGAAGGGCTCGTGACCGCAGGCAAGCTGCTGCCGCGCAACAAGGCACCGGTGATCGAGTTGCTGCTGGCACTGCCCGCCGGTGACAAGCCGCTGAACTTCGCCGACGGCGATACCCAAGTCACAAAGCAGGCCGACCAGGTGCTACGCGACCTGCTGGACGGGATGCCGAAGGTGGTCGATTTCGCAGAGAAGTCGGCAAGCGATGGCAGTGGCGCTCAGATCTCCAACTTTGCTGCGCCGGCCGCATCAACGTCGACGCAAGCAACGCCGACCTCTATGCCCGCGCGAAGACGTACCAGGCGGGTCATCCGACAGCCAGCTGGGTCGAAGCCGTCAGCGCCGTTGGCGGCTGATCCACACATCCCAATTCCGCGGAGCCAATTTCATGTCCCAGCAAAACGTTTCTCTTCTCGCCTTGACGGTCGTCGCTGCAGCCACTGCCATCGGCCAGCGCTTCGTCACCGGTACCGCGCCCTCGTCGCCGCCGGCGGCAACTCGCTCGGCGTTGCTCAGGGCGATGCCGCTGCCATCGGTGACCTGGTCGCCGTCGACGTGCTTGGCACCGCCCTGGTCGTTGCTGGTGGCGCGATCGCTGCCAACGCCTCGATCGAGGTTGGCACAGGCGGCAAGGCCATCACCGCCAACGCTGGCAAGGTGGTAGCGCGCGCCGCGCCGGGCGCAACCGCCGCTATCGATGGCGACCTGATCGAAGTCTTCCTCATCCCGAACTGATCGGCGCGTCAGCAGCCCACAGCACCCTTTACCCCTTCATCTTCAGCTCGGCCGATCGGCCAGGAGAACAGCAACATGTCCGGACAGCAGAACCTCGCGCAAACCCGCGTCGTGGATCCCATCCTCAGCGAGCACGCGCGTGGCTATCGCCAAGCGGGGCTCATCGCCAACGCACTGTTCCCCTTCGCCGACGTGTCGTCGTATGGCGGCAAGGTGATCGAGTTCGACAAAGCGGCCTTCGTCAAGGCCAACAGCAAACGTGCACCCGGCAGCACCACCAAGCGCGTCCAGTTCGGTTACGAGGGCAAGCCCTATGCGATCGTTCCCAGCGCGTTAGAAGCAGTGGTTCCGCGTGAGCGCATGCGGGATGCGTCCGTCGTGCCGGGCATCAATCTGGCAAGCCGTGCGGTCAACACCGTACTGCGGTCGCTGCAGCTTGAGTTCGAGATCGATGCGGCGACGATCGCGACCAACGCCAACAATTACGACAACAACCACAAGGTCACCCTGACCGGCGCTGACGTCTGGTCGGACCCGGATTCCGATCCGGTCGGCGACGTACTGGCAGGCCGCGAGGCGGTTCGCCGCACGATCGGTCTGTATCCGAACGTGCTCGAGCTGCCTGCCCTGGCGCTGGCCAAGCTCAAGGTGCACCCGAAGTTGCTGGCACGTGCCTCGAGCACCGGCATTCAGGTGGTGACGCTGGATCTGCTCAAGCTCGTGTTCGAGGTCGACAACATCGCAGTGGGTACGGCCATCCAGGCAGCGTCCAAGGACAGCGACCTCACCGACGTCTGGGGCACCTCGGCAGTGCTGGCCTACGTCAGCCCAGGCGCCAATGCCGACGCCAACATCGACGATCCCAGCTACGGCTACGGCTACCGCATCGAGGGCATGCCGCTGGTGGAAACGCCGTACTGGGACCAGAACTCGAAGAGCTGGGTCTATGGCGTCAGCAACGATGCAACTCCGGTGCTCAGTGGCATGGATGCAGGCTTCCTGATCATCGGCGCCGGTCTCTGATTGGCAGGCCGGTGGCGCAATGCCACCGGCAATTGCCGCCAGCACACACAGCGCGGGCGGTGGGAACAGGTGAGCGTGGACCTGGATGGGCATTGCCCACCAAAACGATGCGCGACCGCCGGAAGGATCCGGCATTTTCTAACCGCAAGGAACTCCGCAATGCCTCCTCGCAAGAGCACCAGCAACCGAGCTGCCGTCGCACCGACGAACGCCAGCGCCGCGATCGTCACTGCTGCGGCGAGCGGCGAGCAGGACACCATCAAGCTGCCGTCCGAGCCTGCCCTCGTATCGACCGCGGCCGACACTGCCGTCATCGCCAGCGCGGCCGGTGCGAACATCACTGCGGACATCACCGAACAGACGCCCGAAGCGCGCTGGCTTTACGAGGTGCTGACCCCGTTCAAGTTCCGCGGCGTGATCGCAAAGCCGCCGGCCTGGATTGAGCTGTCAGACGACGAGGCCGAGTCCTATCAGTTGGCAGGCGTACTCGGCACCGAGCCGAGCGAACTGCCGACCGTCGAGGGCTGAGCATGCGCACCCTTCGGATCACTCGACTGACCGCCGCCATCAGGCGCGTCCTCTACGGCGTGCACTGAGCCATGTCCTATTGCACGCTCGCCCTGCTATCGGCCGCCAAGCTCGCCCGCGAGCTGGCCGAAGTGGCCACGCCGGAGCGGTACCCGATCGTCGACGAAGCGCTGATGGACGCGACGTTGCTGGGCACCGATCGGCTGAATTGGTCCGAGGAAGAAAAGGTTATCGCTGACCAGGCCGCCGCGCATATCCAGCGCGCACTGGACGACGCCGACGGCCTGATCGATGGCTACCTGCGCATGCGCAAGCCGGTGCCTTACACGGTGCCGCTGACGACGGTACCGGGCATCGTGACGACCTGGGCACGCTGGATCGCCCGCTATCTGCTGCACAAGGATCGAGTGAGCACGCAGGAGGCCACTGACCCGGTGGTGCGCGACTACAAGGAAGCGCTCAAGTTCCTGGCGCTGGTGCGCGATGGGCAGTTCAGCCTAGCGCCGGCGATCCGCTGGATCCACCCAGCAACGGAGCACCGCAGATCTGCGCACCGCCGCGAGAGTTTTCGATGCGCACGCTGCGGGACTTCGGCGAATGAGCGCGGCACCGTTCGATGTGGGCCTGGTCATCACCCGCCTGCAGGCCGCCGGCACGGACCTGCGGAAGATCCAGGGCGCTACGGACTACGCCGCCGTGCGCAGCTTGCAGGACTTCCCTGCACCTTGCGCCTATGTGCTGTTGGGGCGCGACACCGCGACGCAGACCAAGACCGGCACGAGCTTGCCGGGCAAGCAAACACCATTGCAGCAGGCGCTGGAAGTGCACTTCGGCGTGGTGGTGGTTGCGCGCAACTACCGCGAGCAGCGCGGCGCGCAGGTGAGCGATGTTCTGCGCGACCTGCTCGGCCAAGTCCGCAATGCGCTGCTGGGCTGGACGCCGCCAGTTGCCGGCGGCCGCGCCTGCCAACTGGTCAGCGGCTATCTGGAGGACTACGACAACGCCACGGCCATGTGGATCGATGTCTGGCAAACCCAACAAATCATCAAACCGGAGATCAGGGCATGAGCGAAAAGAGCAACGTCACCATCGTCAAGGATGGCCTGCAGGTCGGCACCCAGCCGATCGCCAATGGCACCGTCCTAGAGGTGGATGAGCAGCGCAAGGCATGGCTGCAGCAGCGCGAATTCATTTCGCCGCCCAGCGATGCCCTTCCCACGCCGTGGCGACGACCGCCACGGCCACCACCATCACGTCGAAGAGCAAGGCCACCGGCCTGGCGTCGCCGAGCACTGCCGAGGAGGCGAAGTAACATGGCTGAGGTCACCGAATATTTCTCGTACCAGGGGCGCGCCTACGTCGCAAGCGCAACAGCAATGGCAGCCGGGCGCGGCGCACTGGGTATATGACGCCAGCACGATGGAGCTGGCGATGACCAAGGACAAGGAAACCAAGAACGAGTCCTGGTCCGGATCGCGCGGTCGCGCTGCGTCGATGGCCACCGCACGCTCGTTGACGGTGAATCTCACCCTGGGCCAGATGAACACCGATAACTTGGTGCTGGCGACCGATGGCGTGGCCGTGGATGTGGCCGCTGGCAGCGTGGCGGATCTGGTGATCGGCGCGGTTGTTCCTGGCGATGTGATCGCCTTGGATCATGCGCTCATCAGCAATTTGCAACTCACCACCACCGGTACCCCGGCGACACCATTGGTCCTGGACACCGACTACGCCGTTGACCTGGATCTGGGTGTGATCACATTCCTGACCGCCAAGACCGCCGTGCTCGGGGACTACGACTACGCTGCGCACAGCACCGTCAAGCTGATGGAAGGCGAGAACGAAGAGCACTACGTGGTGTTCGTCGGCCAGAACACCGTCGATGGCTCCGCGAAGAAGGTCCGCGCCGAGGTCAATCGCGTCACCTGGAATCCGGCCGACACGCTGGCGCTGATCAACGACACCTTCGGCGAGCTCCCGCTAACCGGCGACGGCCTGGTCGACCCGGTGCGTCAGAGCGATCCGAAGCTGGGCCTCTACGGCCGCATCATCACGGTGGATCCGAGCTGATGGTCACGCGCGTCGGAGACAAAGCGAAGAAGGCATCGGCCGCCCAGCCCAAGGCGGGCGATGCGTCGATCGCAGAATTGGACGTGCTTGCGCCGCAGCGGGACGTCCCGGTCGGTGGCCGCACCGTCACTGTGCGCGAATACAGCTACTTCGAAGGGCTGCGCTTACTGCCGCAAATCAAGCCCTTCCTAGATGACCTGCAGATGCAGTTTTCCGGTGCATCGGCGCCTTCGATCGACGCGATCGCTGAGCTGCTGGCGACGCATGTGGTGATCTGGTGCAGCACCTCGTTGCGCGTGCGATCGCTCCAACGCAGCCGGACGCGTATGCGATGGATGTGGCGATCGAGCAGCAGAAGCAATGGATGGAGACCCTCAACGAGGCCGAGGGCGATCTGCTGGTACTGACCTGGTGGATGGTCAATTCGCCTTTTTTTATCCGCCGAGTGCTGCGCGCGGCGGCACAGGCGGCGCTCGCCGCCCGGTCGGCTGGGGCCGGCTCTTCCACGCCTGATCGTCTCCGGCTACGGACGAACACCCGAGGACATCGGCCGCATGACGCTGCGGCAGATATTGCTGGCCTGGGAGCAGGAGCAAGCCGCCGAGCGCCGCGCACGTCGTGCCCGCATTACCGACAACAACGCCGCCTTCATCGGCGGCCCACCTGCCCAACGGTTGCAGAAAGACCTGGAGTAGCAAGTGTCCCGCAAACTTGAACTTGCAATGCGCATCACGGCCGACCTGGCGCAAGCGCAGCAGGAGCTGCCCAAGCTTGACCAGGCACTGGACGCGATCGAGCAAAGCGGTAAAGCGGGAGCGAAAGGTCTCGATGCGATCGAGCAAAGCAGCAAGGATGCCGCCGACGCGCTCGACCGCACCAGCAAGCGTGCCGATAACGCTGCTGATGCGCTGGAGCGCACCGGCAAGGGCGGCGCGGCAGGTGCGAAGGGCCTGGACACGACGCAGGCAGCAGCTGGCAGCGCGGCCACGGCGCTCGATCGCACCGGGAAAGAAGCCCAGCAGGCCAGCACTGCGCTCGGGAAGGTCGCAGCGAAGCTGCCAGTTCGGCTGCGCAGATCCAGCAGGCCGGCAGCACCACCCAGAAAGCGGCAGGTGAGGCGACAACCGCCATCGACCGCGAGGCCGCTGCACTAAAGCGGCAAAACGATATCCGCGATCGCCTGACCACGCTGCTCAATACACAGCGCGGCATGCGGATCCAAGAGGCGGATGGTCAGCGCCAAGCGACGACGGCAACAGGTCAGCTCGGTGCGGCAATGAAAAGCAGCGCGCTGTCCGCCGGCGAGTATAGGCAGGCAACGCGCACGCTGCCTGCGCAGATTACTGACATCGTCACCAGCATCGCTGGCGGCCAGTCGATCTTCATGGTGGCCATCCAACAAGGCGGACAGCTCAAGGATCAGTGGGGCGGCATTGGGCCCGCCGCGTCGGCGCTTGTCGGCGCGATCAATCCTGTGACGTGTGGG